CTCCTGAATGATCTGCCTCTTTACCTCCACATCCTCACAGTCTATAAACAGCCCACCTTTATTTATCCTTTCTGCTAACCTGAAGTAGCATTGGCTTTTCAGGTTTGCGTAATTCTCGTCTTGCCTTGTTATCGGGTTGGGTAACGGTCTACTGTTATTGACAAAACCCTTGCAGCTTGTAATATCAACTACCCCGCCGCCTACACCGTCCTCATCAGCGATCACCCTTGAAAGGGGGATATTGTAAAGAACTTGCTGCCTTAATACCTCATTAGCTGTTTCCTTAACCGAAAGCCCTTTAAACGGCATCAGCTTCACTCTCCAGCCATCCCACAACCCTATGACCGTTTTATCCGATCCGAACCGGGCAACATCAACCGTAAGGTATCTGTCACCTTTCAGGCTCTCAAAGTTGTTTGTAAAGCAGTCGGTTATGGCTTCGTAATTTATAAGGGCTGAAGGATCTGAATCATATTCCCACTCCCCGAATAACAACCGCTGCTTTTCCGCTCCGGTTAGTGTCCTGTGGAGCATTTCTAAATACCCATCAGGCAGCTTCTTATTATCCTGTGGCAAAGCCTGTACAAAACGCTTCCAAGCCTCTAAATTCCCCTGCTTATTCTTTTGGTAGTAATCATAGTACAGGTAATTCTTTGACGGGTTACATGTCTGCAATAGCTTACCAACTAACCCGTATTCATCATTCTTCCACCTGCCTATTGACACAGCCAACCCATTCTTTGCCGCTTCCTCAAATTCCCCTGCTTCCTCAATCCACCCCCTTGTCATTTGCATAGACCCAAACCGCTGGAATTGCGGATCAGACGGGAGTGTTTTAGCATCTATCAGGTAGACCTTTGATTCGTTATGAAGTTGGAAAAAGCTGTCCTGACCGTTATACCGGTAGTAATCACTCGTTATCCCCCAATGCCCGAAAACCTCATGAATTGAGGGGATTGTGTACTTCCTAAGATCGTTCAACTCTTTCCTGGCTATGAAATAATGGGTGCCAGGGTAAATAAACGCATCACCGAAAATCAAAGAACATCCTAAATAACTCTTGCCAGAACCTTTTGAACCACCATAAACAACATCGGAAACAGAATTGTCAATCCAATGACTTGCTACCTGTTTTTGCTTATCGTTGCCGTGTGTGTCAAATACAACCTTCACTTATTTTATTTCCATCCCGGTAACTTGGTCAATACCAACCTTACCGCTTAATTCGGTTTCCGTCTTATCCCGCCATCCCATATTTTTGAGGGCGAAGATTGCCCCGGTACAACTACTTGACCTTAGGGCTAATTCGTAATCGTTTTCAACGGCTAATCTTGCACTTTTTATAATGCAAGAAAATTCTTCTCTTTTCTCGTAATCGTAAAGGCTTTGCCTATCACAAAAGCCCAACCACATAGCCAATCCTGTAATTGTCATTCTACCTGGGTTAGCAGAAATATACTCCTCACAAGCCTTCTGCAAATCCTCTGCTGTTTCATATTTAGCTGGTCTACCTGCCATAAAAAAAGGGCTACCCCAGAAAGGAGGTAACCCGAAAACATGAAACTTTATACACTAATCCAGAACGCACCATGCCTTTCAAATATACGGAATATTTCTGAATTTTCAATACTTTCTGAACGTTTGTTTACAAAGTGTCAATAAAAAAAGCCCCGAAGGGCAAAAAGTTGTATATTTGAGAAAACGGATTTTTCAATGAGTGCTAAAAAGAGAAAAAACCAACCGTAGAAACGGTCAGTTTTGGTTGCTTACTACCATATGACACCCAAAAGAATTTTGAGTATCATTATTAGGTGGTAAGTTGCGGCAACCAATTCAACCCAAGACGGCCGCCCATTCTTGGGATCACTGCGAAAGTCCATACATCCTCAATGTGCAGGGTTTATCCCGGTTGAATCGGGGGCCTGCAACTTTGTGGGAAGGCGGTTGGTTTTTAAACTTAATAAAACGAATTGAAAAATCCGTTATTAGCGCAACAAAAAAACTATGTTCCTTTTCCAATAATTTAGTCGAGTATATCCCATCCTAATTCTATCAATCCTTAGTGCATTGGAAGGTGGTGCAATCGTTCCCCCGGCTGTCAATAAATTGGCCGTTATTGGGGTCGAAATTAGGGTCGCAGATAGTTGTGTCCCGGTTTAGGACAGTAGCGGCACAGTTGTACTTACATTTCCAGCACTCTTGTTTTTTTTTACAACTTAGTAAACCTACAAACATCAAAACAATAAGTAAATATTTCATAAATAAGGGTTTAAGTTGGGTTTATTATCCACAGTACCCGGCAAGCAAAGTTTATTTCACTCGCCTTTATTTCCTGATCCGGGATGGAAATTTGTCTACTCTCTATCTCTTTTAATAGCCTGTTTATTAATATGTTATCTTCTTTTTGCAACATGGTTGCGAAAATAGTTTGAAATTTGCCCTCAATAAATTTGGATACGTGGGCATTTGTCCAGTATATTTGTTCTACAAACTTAAAGATACAGAAATGAAACGGTTTAAACAAAGTGTACTGGATGTGATGCTGCGAGATCCCGAACTGTTCGGGGCTATTGCTAAGGTGAAGGGTGTTAGCCCGACATCTTTGGCGGTTATTATCAGGAGAAATGGATTTGCTATTAATCAATACTCGGTTTATGAACTGGTAGCGGCTAAAATGGGATGCACTATTGATGATCTTCTGGAAACAAAGCTACAAAAAGAAGCGGCCTGATGCAATACCACGAAAGTAGCATTAACATTTTTAACTATATCATAAAATCAAATAAACATGGAACTGAAAACAACCAAAGACCAGGTGCTTGCGGCAGCCGAGAAATGCGCGATAGCAAAAGAAACATTAAAGACACTGTTCCCGGAGCTGTTTGTGGATGATGGCCCTGTTTCACATTTAAGTCATTTGGTTGATGTCGGATGGATTGATGCCGAATTGTCTGGCAAGTGGCTCGGTAAGGCTAATATAGGGGTTAGTATTCATAATGGGGAGACTTGTTATTTCCTATCTGCCGATTATAAATGGGAAATAAAAGATAAATGCTACCTCATCCCAACCCGCAAAACAAAATAACATGGAAGGACTACTCACCTTATTCATCCTGATCGGCCTTTTCCTCCTTGTCGGCCATTGGGATCGCAAAGCACAGAAAGAGAAAAAAGTAATTGACAGGGATGTAACTGAAACTATTTATGACTAAAAAACAACCAATGAACTCACAACAATTCACAGAATATCTGAAATCAATAGATGCCTGTACTACCGCTATTGAATGGCAGGAGGGGAAAGACATTGAAACAGTCTGGAACACCTGTGAGCGGGGCGATTGGATGATATGGCTTTTGGTTAATTCTAAAAACGAAGTAACTGATCGTGAATTAAGACTGATAGCTGTTAAATGCGCAAGACGAGTGCAGCATTTAATGACAGACCAAATAAGTATTAACGCATTGGATGTAGCAGAGAGGTATGCTAATGGTGAAGCAACGTATGAGGAATTAACCGCTGCGAGGGATGCTGCGTGGGCTGCTGCGTGGAATGCTGAAAAAAAAGAACAAGCTAACATCGTAAGAGAAATCGTACCAATGATAAAAATAAAATGACTAACCTATCATCATACATACCCCTTTTAATCTTAGCTTCCTGGCTTTGCTTACTGCTGCCGATGGCGGTTGAGATTAGAAGGGAGTGGAACAGGATTAAAAATTTCTTCTCATAGCAGTTGGTGAGTTTTGGTTAACGGGGGCTTTAGTCTTATCGCCCCTTATTTTAAAAAAATCAGTTATGGAAATAATCAAACAAATATCATCCATCGAAGCACTTTACAAGCCGTCAGTAAAAGAACTGGCAGAGCTGACTAATTACGAGTTATGGCAACTTGAAAGGTACGGGCATATCCTCCGCACCTTACACACCCTACCTGATGGCTCCTGCGAGAATAACGAAGATGAAATCAGGAGACAAGAAGAATGGGTCGAACAACAGGCACAAAATCAACTTTATGACAATGAGTACTGAAATGGAACTCCTCCTAATGGAGCAAGCCCTGGAAATCCAACGGTCAAAAGAGATAGTAAAAGACCTGTTCACCGGCATAGATGCCAAGCACCGGGACGAGGAAATAAAGAAGCTGGATCAGCAATACCAATCAATCATGCAAACAATCAGAAACAATGGATAAGAAAACACTAACAGAACAGCAGCTTGCGAAGCTGAAAGAACCGCTACCACCGGATGCCATAAAGCCTCACCCGACTAAAACCTACCTATCCTCCATAAAAGCTATTTATGT